AGCAATCACTAGCTCTTTATTCAGGTCGTCTAGTTGATGGGTTGCGGTACGGGCATCTTGAGTGAACTGTACAAAGGCCACAGTGTCACCCGCTGCCTTTGCAGCAGCAGCGGCATCCGTCGCTGTCTTTCTATATGTCTTGAGTGCTCCTGTAGCGTTATCAAGGGCTGCTTTGTGTGCTGGGGAAACCGGGGAGATTCTAGCCAGTGCGTCTAGTGCCCCTTGTGCGCTATCGGCAGTGGACGTGACCATTGTGATGGCGCTGGCATAAGCAATAACTTCCGATGTATTGGATTTGCCATACAGCTTTATAAGCGATAGAAGATGCAGTATTCCATAGGCTTCGGTAGCTGCCTTCTCGACTTTTGCCAAGTCAGCAATGGATGTATCAGCCCACTTATCCATCGCTACGGCGTTTTCTTCCTCAGCCTCTTTCAGATAGTTGTGAGCTGGCTTGTGTTCAAGCTTGCGTATCTGGTCGTCCAGTTTAAGGCTGGTAATGGTTAATGCGCGGGATGCCGAGTCTTGACCAAGTGCTAGGCTTTCCGAAGCGCCAGCGGCCTCTCGTATCTTGGCTATCAGCTCATCATGCTTCTCAACCAATCTGCTGATAACCGCAATGGCAGCTACCACGCCAATGATGGGAAGCATAGTGCTGAACGCCAGCCCGACGCCGGGTATTCCAGCAATGAGTGAATTTAGAGCACGGGGCATACGTACGCCGACCACGTTCTCCAACAGCATCACACCACCACGGGCTTTAGACATAGAAGCGTCTATGCCATCACCAGTATTACCAGCAACACCGTTGAGGTCGTCTAGTTCTTTCTTTATCTTCCCCATGTCTCCACGGAGCTGAGCAGTCTCAGCTTGTATCGATATGATTAGCGCGCCGACTTCACTCATTTGTCTTCCTCTGTCGGCGTAAGGTTCGGCCAACACACATTGAATATTTGTTCAGCATCGGCATAACCATCTGCTTTAAGGTCGCTAATGATGACCAACCTCTTGGCTAGGTACTGCTGACGACTAGTGGATTTCCACGGCATCTCACCTATAGCCTTTTTGACATAGCGTTTAGCCTTACGTAACTTTTCCAACTTGAAGATGGATTCATCGTCTCTTACAAAGTCGAAGGCTTTAACAACTGGGTCGTCGTTACTATGACGATTAACGTTGTAGATAGCGGCGGCTGAGATTGAGCTGGCGTAACGCTCATAGCGTATTCGCACGTTGCGTCTCTTACACAAAGCCAGAAACATACCGGGGGTTAACTCCTCAAACTCATCCCAGCTCAGGCCAAGGTCGTAGCGTGCAATAGACCACAAATCTAACCAGTTGTTCGGGGGTTGCTCTAGGAGTTCGGAGTCCCCGTCTGCAAGTTTGGGTCGGCTGTTGCACCCATAGCGTCTGCTTCCTGTTGCTTCTTGAATGCTTCTATAAAACCCGGAAACATTACGTTGAAGATTGCGTCCCCTAATAGGGCTTGGGCTTGAGGATTAAGCACGTCTAGAACTTCATCCAGCGTGACCTCAGGGTTATAGCGGTTGAGCAGTCCCCAAACGATAACAGGGAAATCCTTACCAGATGAAAGTCCGTTCCAGTCCTCGACGCGCTTGATATCTCGCTTAATGGTGTTTTCGATTTTGGCAATAGCCCTATAATCTGGACATAGCTTCCATACCTTTGGTTCGGTAGCTCCGTCGTCGGTGTCAATTTCTAGTGTGAAGTGCGGCGTGGTTTGTGCTTTAACTAGCGATTCCATAACTATCCTCTACATAGGGTGTGAGTGTTAGCCCACACCCTGATTACTTAAGCGTAGGTCTTAGGGCCACTAATCTTAATCTTTAGGTCGAAGCTAGCTGTCTTCTCCAAAGGCCAAGACGGGGTGAAGCTTTCAACAATGCCAGTGAACGAGCAGCTATTAGAGGTTCCATATAGAGCCTTCATAGCAACAGGCTGACCAGCAGCACGGATGGCTTCAAGAGCAACTTGCGTGACATCTCCCGGAAGGAAGAATCCCTTTACGTCACAGGTGCCGGGGTCTTGGGTGCTGGCAATGAACGTGTCAACACCGTTAACGGTGCTCATGGTAGTGGTCTTCTCCATGGAGACCTTATCGCCCGAGATAGCAACGCTGTTAACACCAGCAAGAATGGTGAAAGTTGTAGGGGATGCAACGGTAGCGAATTCGAATGAATCGCCAATACCAACAATGGGATTACTCATAATTATTGCTCCTTCGTAAGCTCGAGATTACGAATGTCGGAATAGAACTGGTTAGGCAGGTCTGATTTAGCAACTGCGGGGAATTGTTTATGCCCGAACTGCGGAGGGCATTGAGAATCTGCATGTGCTCTGGCAACACATAACTGTCCTGCATCACAGCTATCTAGTTGATTGAGGTGAAGGGCAGTTAGCTGAAATCCGTAATCTTCTACCCCTGAGTCTGGATAGGGATACTTCGCCCAGAAGGACTTCATGTAGCAATGGCTTGTGCCCATGGCATAGGGTGGGTGATTGCGTCCGGCTGGTTCATAAGAATACTTGTACGTACTACGGTTGGTCATATCGTAGTAATAGATACTGTGCCAACCCGTAACCGCTTTACCTGATTCCAACAGCCTTGCTACTTGTGCAGCTACACGGTCTGTACTTGACCAATCATCCTCATCTGCACTGATACAAACATCACCCGTTGAATGAGAGGTTCCTAGATTACGTAATGCGCCAACGGGCATACGCTCGCAGCGGTAATACTTAATGCGTTCATCTGTTGGCAATAGGTGTTGAATGGAATCAGTGCTGTTATCGACTACGATCACTTCAATCTCACCTTCGTAGGTTTGATTAAGGAAGCAGTCGAGGGCCAGCATGAAATACCTATCACCGTAGCCAACGGGTAAGATTGCCGATACTTTAGGTAGCGTAGTCATTTCTTTTTGTTCTCTAAGTCCATAAGCAATGCGGTTAGCTCAGTTCTGAACACATCTAAGCAGCGGTCTTGGCATGATTCCCAAGCCCTACCCATCCAATGTTGTCCCTCTTGGGTAGAGGTTCCGAACTCTTGAAATGAACCCCAATATGCTGGTTTAAGTGGGCCGACGTTTATCTGCATCGTTGTGTCGTCGTCGCCATTGATAAACTTCTTTTGCCAATCAAGCTGTTCCTCAAGGATTCCGATACCAGTAGGTACGGTCTGTTCAAGGGCGTCTATCACCACTTGGGCCGCTGGCTCAGCACATCTACCTAAGTAACGTTTGGCTGCTCGGGGAGTTTCGTCTGTTAACAGGTCAGATAGCTCTTTTAGACCTTTAATCTCAATTGGCATAGCTAACCTCATCAGCACGGTACTTGTCCGGTAGGCGAATACAGGGAGGGGACGAGCTTGACGCAAGAATGCATCGTGACCGAGTGGTCGGGAATTAGCTGGTCTTCATCTTGGGTACGAATGGTTCGCAACCCTGTATTCGCCTTACTAGTCTTAGTCGTGCTACTTCACTAGAAGGGTTAGGTGGTCATAATTCAGGCAGGTTAGATTGGGTAGGCTATTCGTAGTACCACACACGGAATTCCAGCATCGATCTATACACAAATCCTTTTGCGCCTTCTTCGTAGGGTAAGTCCCAATCTTTAGTTGTAAACACGGCAGGCACATTGGTCGCATCAGCGTCGGGTAGGTTGCCAGTGAATGACGCTAATGCTTTACGTACAGCCATTGATAAGGCTTTACTGGCGTAGTACGAGGAGGCGTAGCAATCAACCTGAAACAGCGCATTACGGGCACCGATAGGGCCACTGAAAGCATATGAATCAGATGTGGCTACACGGCTGAGCACCACACATGGAATTGCCGCACCTTTAGGCATGAGTATCCAATATGCACCAGCGCCGTTGGTCGTGTTGATCAGTGACGATACCTTTGCGTTCTTCTGTATTAGTTGGGTTAAACCTTGTTCTACTGACATTATGCGTTCACCGTGTCATCTGTTACAAACGTGTAGATGTGAAGCTCAGCTCGCTGACCGTCCGGGTCATAGAACGATTCAATGTTGTGGAGCTGGTTACGTAACATAATCTGCATTCCACTATCTAGGCTGTAGGTCTTTGGATATCGGATTACTATTTTGTAAGACGACAAACCCACACGTGACTGTGGCTTATCTTCTTCTTTACTACGCCAAGGCGACATGTTGGCGTGTATGTTCTGCGCCACAGTAGTAGGTTGGTTGGGTGTTCCATCACTCCCCTGACCAGCATTGGGCTGGAGAATGGTCACATAGCAGTTGAAAGCATCTGAACTGAAATGTCTTATTCCGGTGTTTGGGTCTTTTGGCAGTTTCATTATTTTGGTATCCTCATCGACCTAAAACTGCACAGCATACGGCTAAGAGTCATTCCAACTTCGCTGGTCGGCTCCACAGATACAATTGAGCGAACGGAAGCAAAATGGTTAGCCAAATAGAGAATAGCCATGCGTAGTCGGGCAGGTACTTGTGTTGGGTCGCTGGCATCGTATCCAGCCCAATAACTTATCTGAATGCAATCTTGGCGGCGGTCTGTTAGCGGCCACGTGCAGCCAACATTCAAGCAAATCTTATTCATCTGAACCGTGTAATTGCTCGGGTCAAAGGTTTGAAGTACACCGTTCTGGTCGTTATAGCGAATCGTGACTACGTCGGTCACTGGTGAGCCACCGGGTACCAGTACGGGTCTACGTACTAGCTCGATGCTATCCATCGTGGGGAAGCCAAACCACCACCACGGGGTCGCATTGTAGGCATAGCTCAATTCGTTATTGAGGAAGTTGCGCGGGTCTTGCTGATTTGGGAAGTAATCTAACGTAAGCAAGATTTCTTCGTTCAAGCACGACTGCGCAGCCGTGGATTCGACTTCATCCGTGGCAGCTTCAATGAACAGTTCCAGCATTGAGTAATCGTCGCTCGGATACTTCGCACTGCTTGAATAGGGAATGGGCACATCAAACCTACCAAACGAAGCAAGCTGTTCGGGAACTACAACTGGAGCGGCTCTAGGAGTAAGTATGCTTTCGTACATGGTTACTTTCTCCTGTTG